ATAAGATGGGATGAACCTAATTTACGTTGGGTTGCAACTGATACTGAAGACCCAATAACAAATTATAGATGGAATGTAAGTGATTCTTCTTGGGTAACTATTTAGATTAATGTTTTTTAAACAAGGCCTGACAGAACACTCTGTTTATACATCTGATTTACCAAAAATAATTCCAATAAATTACGATAAAATAAATATTAATATACTCGAAAACTATTATTATAATAACTGTCAAAACAGTTCTGAATTTTCTTACTTAAATAAATATTTTTTTTTGGAAGATGATAAAAATATTACGTGGATAAATGATTATATAAGAGATTATTTTAGATTAGATTATAAAAAAACATTAGGCCTAATACATAAAGCTGGAATAGTTCAACAATCTAATGAGTCTTTAAATTATCATCACCATATTGATGAAAATAATTTAAAAAATTCTCCTGATATTTCTGCAATAGTAACTACAAAAATAGGTAAAAATCCTTCTTACGTAGAGTTTGAATATAAATCCGATAGAGTTAAAAATGGAAAGTATAGAGTTCCTTTAAAAAACAAACAAGTCATTTTATTTAATTCTGGTTTACGACATTGTTTTACAAAGAACAATAATTCTGAAGCTTTGATTAATTTGTCTTTAAAATTACAATTATTAGATTAACGCTTCTTCGCTATCTCCAGCACGTATAAATATTTTACTATCCGTTTTTGTTTCTGAAAATAAACAATCTGTTAAAACACAATACATGTGCTGATTTGTTTCATTATGAAGTTCAGATTCTTTTAAAATATTTAAAGCACCCTCTTTTAAACCAGATAATTTTTTTATAATAAAAAATATAGTTCCTGGTGTAACTGTAATTTTACATTTTTTTTTAATTTTTAAAAAAGTTTGTTTATCATAAAAAACTTCAACGCCTAGATGATTTGATTTTTTATATTTTCTTGTTTTTAAAAAATTTAATTTATCTTCTACACTGTTATTCATAATTTATACCTATATTAATTCTACCAAATATATCTGTGCAGCTTGTACTTTTATGTTTTTTTCCGCCATTAAATTTAACAATTTGATTTTCTATGCTAGGTGCTTTTGAACCATCTTCAAATTTAGTATAACCATTATTAGTATTGATAGAGTATACTGCTGTTTTATGATCAAAATTAAAATCAACATGAAAATCGTGTTCAACAATTTTTTCTGTTCTTAAATAAAAATTAGCTTTCATTCTTATTAATGTTTCACCCTTAACACTATCAATTAGTTTATTAATTAATGGAGATAAGTCATTAAAATATTGAGAATTTATTTCATAATTTACATAAAATATATGAGTAAAATAACATTCAGCGTTGTCATTTAAATCTAGTTCAGCTATTCCTTTTTGACGAAACCAAGGAAACTCACTACCTGTAATAATATTTTTTATGTGAAAGAAATCTTTCTCGGACAAAAAATTTTTAATAATCTTATTCACTTTCATAACCTTTAATAATTTTATCAAAAATTATATTAAAAGAAATTATTGTTTTTCTTTTAAATGATTTGTTTTGCGGTGCTCGATGAACAACAAAACTTGGAAAAATTACAAAGTCTCCCTCTTTAACATCTAAATTAATAATATCATTTGCATTAATAGGATTTACAATTTGTGTTTTAGGAGTTTCAGTTGGCAATTCTAAATAATATACTCCAGTGTAGTTGTCTCCGTGAACATGCCAACCATGTTTACCATTCTCAAGATATTGTTGATACCATAGTACAGGTAAAGAAAAATTTTTAAAACCCAATGGCTTTATCATGTCTAAAATTTGTTTATTTAAAAAAGGTAAAAATTGTTTTACCCACGGTCTTTCAAAATCTGTATTTTTATGCCAATCTAATTTTTGAATGTTATCACTATAATATTGATCTTTAGCTTCTAATTTTTCATAAGAAGAATTTTGTATGTTTAATAAAAGTGTTTCTTTAATTTTATTATGACTATTAAATTTACTTATCACATATGGAATAGATAAATTATTAATTATCATTTTACTTATCACCAGAATAGAAAAAATGAGTAATAGTGTATCGTCCGTTTCCCATTTGTTCAAACTTTTTTGTTTTAATAGGTAATACTTCATGTAAATAATAACATGGAAACATTAACAATCTATTGTGCTTTACCTTAATTTCATAGTTTGGTTCTGTAAATTTTAAATTACCACCTTTAAATTTTTTTGGTTCACGATAAAACCAAATAAGAGAGGTCCATTGAAATTTATCATAATGAGCTTTATAATAATCATTATTTTCATAATAAGAAATTATAGTTGTGTCAAAGTCGCTTCCAAGAAAACTTCTACACTGCGGTGTGATGTGTTGTATTATTTCATGAAATTCAGGTGTTCTAAATAAATCTGTTTTTTGCATTATTGTTGAATAAGTTCTACCCTCCTCTGTATAAATTGACTCGAGATACCATCTATATGCTTTACTTTTAGAAGTTCCATCTTCGTTACGCGCAACAATTGTATTTTCTGCTCTTAATTGTTCTTGTTTATTTTTAGTGGATAAAAAATCTAACTCAGACCAAATAGATTTTTCTGTTTCTTTGTCGTACCAATTATCAATAACAAGAAAAGGAAAGGGTTGATCCCCTCCAATCTGAGCTATCCAATCCTTCATTGTTTTTTAAAATCACTTGGTAATCCTAACAAAGGTCTTGTATCATTTATATTTGATGTCCCAAATCTACCATTTTTATCATTATAATGTAAAAATACTTGACAGCATTCGTTACCTTCAAACATTTGCCTCCAATGTTCAACAAAAGTTCCTTTGTACATTAAAAGATCACCAGGATTTAAATCAACTCTAACACCTTCTTGTCCTTTTTTTCCTGAAGGTTCTAAAAAAATAGGCCATTTATCACCACCTAAATTAATAGTGCATGATATTTCGCAAGAAGGTCTGTCTTTATGTCTATGTAGTATGTCACCATATTTATAAAGACGAGCATAACTATAGGTAGGAACCAATTCTAAATTAGTAAATTTTTTCATTACAGGCATCATTCTTGTTAACAACGTTTCCATAACAAGGTCTCCATAATGAGAATAAGTTCCAGGTATTTGTTCATGTTGCCACGTTCCCCATGTTTCATCAAAAGGAGAAATATATTTAGATTGAAATAAATAATCTGCTACAGATCTTTTGTTTTGAAAATAAGCGTATATAAATGATGTAATATCAAATGGTATTGCTTCACGTATAATAAGATAATTATCTTCTTTCCAAAGATTATTGTTTTTTTGTAGTTTCTTTTTTGCCATATTTTCTCCTATCTAAATGGAAAACCTAAATTCCAAATTACAAGTGAGTAACGAGTTCCTTTTACAACAGGCGATACTCTGTGCCATACAAAAGAAGGAAAAATTATAATAGATCCTTTTTTTCTAGCTTGCTTTGATGTTATTATATTAGGTGAACTATCAGAGGTATTTCTTAAATCAAATTCAAGATCTCCTCCTTCATAACTATTTCCATCTTCTAAAGAAACAGTAACAGATAGTTTTCTTACCATGCCATGCGTCTCATTTCGTGGATTGTTGTAAGGTTTACTTTGACTATCTTTGTGCCAAGTGTAATGTTGTTTTTCACGATAAATGGTAAACTGACATGCTTCAGATCTTTCCCATTCAAAATTCCAACCTGCTTGTTTATTAGCCTCGCTAACATAAGGAAGTATCGCACGATAAATCCATCTTTCGCTCATCCAAACAATTGATGAATTCCTTGTTTTGTAAAGTTTTGAAATGTCCTCTTGATTTGTTGGTACTTTACTATTTTGTTCACCAGTAATACCCATTTGTTTTGATTGTTGTTCTCCATATTTTATAATATCATTACAAATTCTGTTGGGAACAGCTTGTTCAAAAACATAATAATAGTTTTCTAAAATCATTCTTTTTTCTGCTCCTTTCATAACATGAATTTGCTGTCAAGAAAACAATTATAAAAAGATTGCTTGATATATTCTGTACACATGTTTAAATTGGATCTCACCCAAAAATTATAAATCAAGGAGATATATGGAAAATCAAGAAGTATTGAAGGCTATAGCTACCCTTGCTGATAAGGTGAGTCGTTACCACGAACGTTTATTAGCAGTGGAAAGAGAAAACGAAAAATTACAAAAAGAAATATTAGAACACAGAAACGTGCCTCATATACATACAATTCAAGGTAAACCACATAACTCCGATGCAACAGTTATGGTAACTGGTTTGGATTCTGATATGGAATGTGAAGCTTGTAGCGCTTAATTACTCAGGAGTTTCACCTAACATATCTGCTAAAGAAGGGGCGAATACTTTTACGTCTCTTCTAATTTTTTCAACAGTAGTAGATGTTCCTGGATCATCAATGTCAGCTTGAGCTGCAGCTTCGGTAGCATACTCAGCACCTGTGTCCACATGTGTTAACGTTGTTTCAGTTTTTACTTTATAATGAGGAATTTGTCTTCCATCTGAAGTTGTAACATGTCCTAGTAATTCAGCGGGTTCAACTATCGGCATCGTCTTTTCTCCAATTTATATTAAAACTAATAATAACTCTATCGTCATTAGAATTATTTGTTTGTACCTCATGTTGTAACCATGAAGGGAAAAAAATCAAGGAATTTTCAACAGGTTCCCATTGTACGCTGTGGGCGAGGTGTATAGAGGCTTTATCTGTTTTCGGGGGGTCTAGTACCTCTGACTGTGGTTTAGGCTCTAGAAACACAATATTTCCACTCTTTTTAGGAGCTTTAAGATAAAATACACCTGATAAATAGTTATAAGGGTGTGTATGTACATTGTTTCGTGATCCAGGTGGATTTATCATACTCCACATGCCAGTCATCTCAGGAACATAATTGGGTTTAACGTCAAGGTGATTAAAACAGTCTTTGGCATATTTAAGAATGTCACCCACTAAAGGATGAAACTTTTTAATATTATATATTTCATCATGACTATGCCAACCACCGACATTGGACCGCGGCATACCCATCTCATCTTTTTCGCGTAGTTGATAGATGCTATCAATAAGATGTTCGTGGCCTTTTAACTGTAGTGAAAATACGGGGGTAATAAATAGAGAATGTAAGTTAATCAGAGTTGTCCTTTCGTGACCTCCATAAAACTAGCTATAATGTGCACCTGATTGGCAGCATTAGCTTGAACTTTAAGAATATCACTTTCTTGCAAAACTAAAGGTTGAGTCAATAATTCTGTTGTTGTAACTGTAGCAACGCTCTTTGCTTTAAATATTTCAAAGGTTGCAGCGCCTCGGACAACTTCAACATCAACTAAAGTTGTTGAACCAGAGTCATTACAAACTAAAAGAGATTTTACTACATCCGTAGTAGGCGGAACAGGTGGCGTTGCACCAGCATCAGCCGTTGGAAT